ATTAGACGCAGGAACTTTATCAAATTTACCAGCAGGATTTAAACAACGAGGTGTAAGAGTTAGAGACGAAGCATCACCAATACAACCAGGTGAGTTTAAAGATGTTGATGCACCGGGTGGATCATTACGTGATGCATTCTTTCCATTACCATACAAAGAACCATCACAGACATTATTAAATTTATTAGGCATCGTTGTGCAAGCAGGTCAAAGATTCGCGGCTATTGCTGATATGCAAGTGGGAGATGGTAACCAGGCAGCCGCAGTTGGAACCACAATCGCTCTTCTCGAGAGAGGCTCACGAGTCATGTCAGCAATTCATAAAAGATGTTATGCAGGTATGAAAGAAGAATTTAAATTACTTGCAAAAGTTGTTTCACAATACCTACCACCAGAATATCCATATGATGTTGTAGGTGGTGCAAGAAATATTAAACAAGCAGATTTTGATGACAGAATAGATGTTGTACCCGTAGCAGATCCAAATATTTTTTCTATGTCTCAAAGAATTACATTAGCACAAACACAATTACAGATAGCAACATCAAATCCAATGTTACACAACATGTATCAGATATATCGAAACATGTATGAAGCGATAGGTGTTAAGAATGTGGACGCAGTTTTACCACCACCAGCTCCTACTGCACCGATGGATCCAAGTATGGAGCACATTAATGCGTTAGCTGGTAAACCTTTTCAAGCTTTTCCTGGTCAAGACCATAGAGCACACATTACAGCTCACTTAAATTTTATGTCAACTAACATTGTAAGAAATAATCCACAGGTTATGGCTGC